ATGTTGTGCAATTTTGCATTTATGTTGTGCAAAACATATATATTTGCACAACCAACAATTAATTATAAAATGACTACCGTAAAAGCATTTATTAGAACAGGAAAAAAGGATAAAGAAGCCAATATCAGATTCCGTTTATCTGATGGACGTAACATTCAGCTATTCCACAAATCAGAACTTACCGTTCTACCTACATTATGGGATGAGAAGCGAGAACAATACAAAGCTAAAAGTGTAATCATAACAGAAGAACGTATTCGACTGAACACCGCTATCTCTGAACGAAAAAAATTACTACTTTCCATATATGATAATATCCCCAATATCACAAGCGAACAGTTAGAACAACTTATAGACAAACAAATACATCCAGAAAAATATCAAAAACAAAGGAATGATTTTTTTTCTATCATGGAGTTTTATTTGCAAAAGAAAAAATTATCCGAAGTAAGAGAAAAGAACTTTCGTGTTCTGATACGAGCATTACGGCGTTATGAATTAGTGGTATCCGCCAATGAAAAGAAAATATTCAAATTGGAGATTGACAAAGTAAATGCAGAAACCCTTGAAGATATAGAAAGTTTCCTAAAAGATGAATGCAATTTATACAATGAATACCCTGATATATACAAAGAATTTCCTGCAACAGTTAATTCCAAACGTAAGACAGTAAATCCACGGCCACGAGGGAATAATACAATATGTGCTTCGTTTAACAGACTAAGAGCTTTTTTTAATTGGTGCAACCAACAGGGGATAACCAATAACAGACCTTTTGATAAATATAATGGCATTACTACTGAAAAATATGGCACTCCTTATTATCTAACATTAGGCGAAAGAAATATAATTGCCGATTACGATCTATCTAAACATCCCCAATTAGCAATACAAAGAGACATTTTTATATTTCAATGTTTAATAGGCTGCCGGGTTTCTGATCTGCTGAAAATGACTACCAATAATGTTATCAATGGAGCAATAGAATACATTCCACATAAAACTAAAGAAGAACATCCGGTAATAGTTCGTGTTCCACTAAATGACCGTGCAAAAATATTAGTCGACAAATATAGAGAAGTAGATACAAAAGGCCGCTTATTTCCATTTATATCATCACAAAAATACAATGATGATATAAAAGATATATTTAAAATTTGCGGTATAACCCGCTTAGTAACCGTTTTAAATACCGTCACAGGAGAAGAAGAAAAGCGTCCCATTAACGAAGTAGCATCTTCACACATTGCACGTAGAACTTTTATAGGCAATTTATATAAGAAAGTAAAAGATCCTAATTTAGTAGGTTCCCTATCTGGACATGCCGAAGGAAGTAAAGCTTTTACCAGATATAGAGAGATTGACGAAGATATAAAAAAGGAATTAGTTAATATGATCGAATAACATGGAAGTAGATTTATTACAAAGAGAGAGAGAAAAACCATTGCATGATATACGTTCTTATTTTCAGTTACTAACAAAAGGCACTGATTTTAGCTTTGCCCAACTACCACCTGATAATAAAATAACCACTTTGTTGCAAGGATTAAAAAATGAGGGGTTTATATCAGAAGATACAACAATAGAACATTTTATGGTTATTTTTGGTATTCCATTACATAAAAGCAATATACCATTCAGACCTATAAAATGGAGAAAAAACAAACAACTTTTGAGGTACTTTGTTTCTTCAATATTCCATAAAGAAATGCTATGGGGAAACGGTATTTTACTTCTTCCACTTTTTGCCGATAAATATGGAGAGCATATAATCCTTCCACAATCAGATCAAGCGAGACTAAAAACAAGTGCTGACTTTGATAAGTTGCATTCATTGTTAAAAAACTACAATGGATGAGTGTCCACTTTTGGAATAAAGTAGTAAGAGTGGACTAAACAAATACTACTTGTAGTATTTTTATTCCAAAAATGGACACGCATAGTAATGTTACATTCAATTGCAATCCATATCAACCTACCATAACTTTGTTTCGTCAAATAACCAATAGCAGTAGCTACCTATTGGGGAAGGTCAGATGTCAAAATCAAAAGTTATGAGTATTCAAGAAATTATCCAAAGCGGTGCAAATGTATCAATAACAATTGGTACAAATGACCTGATGCAATTCGCAAATCATCTAATTCGTACTACTAAAAAAGAATTAGAAAGCACTATTCTTGCCAATAGGGAAGAAACGTATGTCACTCCTGACGAAGCAAGTGCACAATTACGGGTTGACCGATCAACTCTCTGGAGATGGTCAAAAACTGGCTATTTGATTCCGATAGAGGTCGGAGGTAAAAGGTTATATAAACAATCAGATATTGATAATATTTTCAACAAATAATGGGAGGGCTTAGCATGAACAAAAAGAAAAAGGCAGCCTCATCGACCGCCAATCTCCCAAATGACTACGACAAAAGTAGTAATTCTTCACGAGTTATTCAACAAGTGAGATCCATTTTCTTATCCGGACGTAAAGTTACAGCCAAAGAGATTAATTCGGAAACAAATTCAAATGATGCCCGTAGGGTTATTTCCACTTTGCGCAATGTTGAAGGCTGGAATATAGTAGATTGTCGTTTGCCGGACAATCGTAAACTTTACTGGTTAGCCAAATAATATTTTGTGTTATTATTCTCACTCTCCGGTTTTCCGGGAAAGAGTGTTTATAGACTAATTCATTAATCAAAAAAAAACGTTATGAATCCACTATATATATTTTATTTAATTGATCGGGATGTTTTTGATCCGGAAATGGAAGGGACTCAATACGGATACAGGTTATTCGCAACCTCCGGTTTTGTTATTAGGGATGCAAAGTACAATACAAGTCCTCTTGTTCCCGTGTCAGAATACACAAAAGTTGCATTCAATGAGAAAGAGGTTACTGTCTGCTTTTTCGACTCAAATCACAAATATATATCCGGCTATTCCGGTAGTAATCTTGATCTGGTTATACCAAATGGTGCGTCAGCAATGGTATTCTGTTATACGGTAGATGACTGGAACAGTGGTGATGTGAGTATTGATTTGCTTCATAAAGCGAAACCGATCTATAAAGACAGTCTTTCAAAGACATATACAAAAGAGTCCGAGCAGGAGTTTTTCCGTGAAGGCTTGAATGGTGAAATTACATTCATGTGTCGGGATTATTATTTTATCCTTAACCGTCCCTTTGATACGATTTACTATTTAGACGTTTATTGGAGCCAAGACGGTGGACGTACTTTCAATCTGTACGTTAAGACCAAATTCTTACGCACTGACTGTACCATTAATGTGGCTGACCTTTCAGTTCGTGTCAAACCGGATAGTAATGACGCTTATACGAAGTTATTGGACGGATGGGAACGGGAGTATGATTTGGTAAGATTAAATCCAGAACTTGAAAAGATATCCCTGTATAGACGTGGAATCTTACAAATCTATACGGCAGGAGATGACAAGGTCTCATGCGCTCTTTCTGGGGTATTTTGGGAACAGGATGCAGATGTGGTTACAGATACAAACGAACTCAAAGAGAAGTATTTCTTTGGTGAATCAGGAACAATTATCGCAATAAACGTGCAAGGAGATGGTATCCCGTCTTATATGAAAGGATATTATATCGCTGATTTTTCACCAACCGCAACTCCGGATAAATACCGTACTGCTACATACAGGCTAAAGGATAATGCCGGATTTATCCAAGTACTTATTTCTGGTACTGGCCTTTATGGAAGTTTTGCGCTGTACGATGGAAAAACTAATGAGCGAATAGGTAATACAAGAGGTGATTTGTATATAGATCCATCAAGAAATGGAACACTTGAGTTTTTTGCAACTTTTAATACGTCTGTAAAAATAGCCACAGGGGACACAAATAAAAAAGTATTTTACACGAGGTATGTTGTGGCCACAAATAAAGTATCTGTTACATGGCATAATAAACCATCGGATGATATGACATCAACTCCGGGATCATATCCCTATGTGATACCGTATGCTGTTCAAGAATTTAAATCATCCGCTATTGTAAAAACGGAACCTTCTGAATGGGGGCAGAATGGAAGAGGTGAATACTATTATCCTCCTACCGATATTTCACCTTACAAGGCTTATCCTGTCAATCGTGATATGTGGACTGATGATTATTCTTATTGGTTTATACATGACTTCTCAAAGGATGAAATAGAACCAAAATCAAGACTTGAATACACGATGTCTCATGCCATGCCTTTGCATTCTGTCTTATCCGTGCTTCTTGACAAGGTTGCACCGGGTATTACTTTTGGGAATACAACAGAATACAGCCAATTCTTTTATGCATCATACCGTCCTATCGGAGGAGGTCAACGAAAGGTGTACATGACTCCGAAAACCAATATCTTGATAAGTAACTATACCCAACCTGCACAAAAGGCTACTATCACTTTGAAAAGTGTATTAGACATGCTGAAATACGTGTATCAATGCTATTGGTATATTGAGGATAACAAGTTGAAGATTGAGCATATACAGTACTTCCGTAATGGTCGTTCATACACCAACCAGCCGGGAATTGCTATGGATTTGACAAAGTGGATATGTCCGAGCAATGGAAAATCATGGGAGACTGGTCGTAAAGAGTATAAATACGAAAAGTTGGATATGCCGGAACGCTATCAATTTTCATGGATGGATGAAGTCACAGAACCGTTTACCGGTTATCCGATCATCATGAGAAGCAACTATGTCAAGCAGGACAAGATTGAGGAGATATCGGTTAGTAATTTCTCTACTGATATCGACTATATGATATTGCGTTCTGATGAGTTTTCCAAAGACGGATTTGCATTGATGGAAACGATTACGCAGGAAGGGCGTGATATTGTACCAATCTTAGAGCAAACGATAGACGGTGATATTTATCAGAACCAGAACGGGTATCTGTCCTATTTCTTTCTGCATCCTGTTTATTGGGGTTATAACCTCCCATCTAAAAAAGTGAATATCAATAATTCCGATATCACATTGAAATACATTTCCCGGTTAAAGAGCAGCGAAGCAAAATTCCCTTACGATCGTGAAATATCCCCTTTGAAATTGATACATACCTCCATCGGGGACGGTAAGATAGAGAGTGTTTCAGTGAATTTGAGTAGTAGAATGCATACAATAGATTTACGCTATGATACTGTAGGCATCAAGGAAGAAGGACGTACCAGAAAGAAATACAGTTGGAAGTTAGTTGAAAATCCAAATGACATAAAATCCGAGCTACAAGAGATGGAAAATAAAGAAAATTCATTGAAAAACAAGCCGATAGAAGCTAATAGAAAAGGAGGTGAAACAAATGAATAATTACAATTCTTATTTTCCACATGACAGTAATGCTAAAGATGATCCTAAATGCGTTCTGCTAATCGAACAGTTAGGGATGGAAGGATACGGCATCTATTGGATGCTTGTAGAAACTTTGAGAGATCAACCTAATTATCGTTATCCCATAATTTTAATTCCTGCATTAGCAAGAAAATACAACACGACAGCCGAGAAAGTTAAGGCTGTTGTATGTAATTATGGTTTGTTTTTTATTGAAAATGAAGAGTTCTTTTTTTCAACTTCTCTTATCGAACGAATGAAGCCTTTAGAAGCGAAAAGAATGCTTGCCAGTAAAGCAGGAAAGGCTTCTGCTCTTAAACGAAAAAACAACGGGTGTTCAACGGGTGCTCAACGGATGTTCAACGGGTGTTCAACCAGTAAAGTAAAGGAAAGTAAAGTAAAAGAGAATCTCTCTCTTAAAGGAGAGAGTGTGAGAGAGGAAACAAATAAAGTATTTGCCCCTCAATCTATCAAAGAGCAACTCCTGTCTGACGAAACATGGAAAGAGTCTGCCTGTATGCAATCGGCATTTGGAATATCGTTCATGTCTATGCTTCCCGATCAGATAGATAAATTCATTGCCTATATCGTTTCAATCGGAGAAGAACAGACAATATCCAGTTTGTCGGATGCAAAGAGAAGGTTTACTTATTGGTGGCAAAATTATGGCAGGAAGGAGGTAAAAAATGAAAAGCCAGAAGAATATCTCATACCAAGTAAATGAAATGCCGTGTGTTATTGATGCAGAGCAGGCTGTTATTGGCTCATTACTGAGTTATGGAGGTGATAAGGTGTATGATGCAATATCATCTGATCTTAGCAAAGACATGTTCTATGATAGCCGATATGCAGTGTTGTACGAGGTGATACAATCTCTGATGGATAATAACGAACCATGCGATATTGTAGCAGTATCAAATAAAATTCGTACTATCGGAAAAAAGGATGAAATTCCACCGTATTTCGTTACTGAAACGTCCAATCATGGTTTCGATCCGTGGCATGTTGTTGAACATGCATTATTGGTTAAACAGAAGTACCTACAAAGAAAAGCCATAGAGTTATCTCATATTTTGCAGCAACAGGCTTATTCCGATGTTGATGATATCGGTGATGTTCTTTTCAATACTGGAAAGAAAATAGACCGGATGATGCAGGATCTGATAGGAAAAGACAATACCCAATCATTCAAGGACATTGCAACATTGACTCTAAAAAATATTGAGAAGAAAATGGCTCTTTTTGCGTCCGGGAAACAAACAGGGATAACAACAGGGCTGCAGGATCTCGATAATATGACAGCCGGATGGCATGGAGGTGAGCTTGTTATATTGGCCGCCCGGCCATCATGTGGTAAAACAGCGATGGCATTACACTTTTCCAAGCACGCAGCCATGCAAAATATTCCTGTGGTCATCTTCTCGCTGGAAATGGATTCAATAAGTTTGTTTGAAAGACTTATAGCTTCTGACTGTAATGTACATCCCAGCAAAATAAAATCAGGTAATATAACATTGGACGAACTAAAAGAGATCGATTATACAGCCGGAAACAAACTGTATAATCTACCGATAGAGATAGACAGTAATTCTTCCGTAGGGATGGGATACATACATACCAAAAGCCGAATGTTGCATAGACAGGGGAAATGCGGAATGATAGTAATAGACTATTTGCAATTGATATCCGAAAGTACGAACGGGTCAAGAAACCGTGAACAGGAAATATCCCGTATGTCCCGTGAAGCGAAAATCATAGCAAAAGAACTGAATGTTCCTGTTATCCTTTTGTCACAACTCAACCGGGATGTAGATAAAAGGCAGGATAAAACGCCTATTCTTGCTGATCTTCGGGAATCTGGTGCAATAGAACAGGACGCTGATATGGTTATTTTCGTACACCGCCCAGAGTATTACAAGATCATTCCGAAAGATTCTTCCGGCCGTGAGGTACGTAATTATGGCGAACTGCATATTGCCAAACATAGAAATGGTTCAGTTGGATTAGTACAATTCAGACATAACGGATCACTAACAAGAATTACCGGATATAACGAGACTAAAAATCCATTTTAATGTTTGACTATGATAACAGAAACCATCTACGGCCAGATAATAGCCAAAGCCAATCACTATATGAGCGTCCCGGGTAAAGGTGGTGCAAAGCGGATTATCAAAGACGAAAAGATACGGGAATATGAACGTTCTTTTATTGCCCAATGCCGGATATACCGGAACAGACGAATTTCAAGCCGTTTCCGGCTGTTCGTAAAGGTATGGCACAGTTCTACCCGCTTCGATCTTGATAACAGCCTGAAAACACTGTTGGACTGTTTGCAGTCGGTTAATGCAATTACTGATGACAACCTTTGCTTTCAAATCGAAGCAGAGAAGCATATCGACCGATATCATCCCCGGATCGAATTTGCAATACTGGAGGTGAACGAACAGAAAAACATATTCAGCCAAAATAAAGCGAGCGAAAATCACTTTTACCTGCGAAATGAGTAAGAGTACCAAAAAGAACAGATTATCATTTATGCTCACCTTAAAATGAGCGAGAACAGCATTTAAATGTTATGGAAGCAATTAAGGAATTAAAGAAAGAGTTCATTAAAAACAAAGAGCGATTTATCCAAATCGGATATAATCCCCAAACTGAAGTTTACTTATACAAGCGTATATTCCCGGGAGGAGCAATTGTTTATGAAGTGTTCAAACGCAAGATAAACAAACGGTTTAACTGTGTTAGTTATCCAAACGACAATGCCTTTGGTTATTGGGCTTTGACA